AACGTTGATCTGTGCCAACCGCACGTATCGCAAGACGATCACCATCATCAACGAAGGCACGACGGACGTGCGGATCGCCGAAGGCCTGCACGACCGCGCGCAGCGAGTTCCTGTTTCATGGGACCGGCGCGTATCGCCCTGATCGCAGCCCGTGGGACGGCTTCGTCGGCAACGACTTGCAGTCGAAGCGCATGATGGAGCGCAGCCCGTGGGGCCGGCGCATTCAGGCGCATTTGGAAGCGATCGGCGCGCTTGACACGCCGGCATTCACGACGCTGACCGGATCGGACCTTATCGCGCGCTTTGGCGTGCCGGCCTGCCGCTAAACACAGTTCGTCCGTCCCACGATACGGGGCCGACCACGAGGCGTCGTCAATGTCTCGCACCGCGACCGCTCGCGCGTAATCGGGCGCTTTTCGTCAACCCCTTCGACGACACGGAAGAGGAAAGCAAAATCATGATTACGGAAGACAACGAGTCCGCACAGGCGCGGCTCGACGACGAAGCCTTGTTCGATCTGCACTCCGATCCGAAGGGCGAGACGCCGCAGGAAGCCCCGGCCGAACAGCCGGCCCCTGTCGCTGCACAGCCCGAGGAACAGCCTGCCCCTGTAGCCGAAGCCGAACAGCCTCAGCCGCAGGAACAGGAAGCGCCGCAGCCCGCCGCGCAGGCCAAGGAAACGACGCAGGACGCTCCCCGCGTTCCGCTCCGCGAACTCCTTGAAGAGCGCGAACGGCGTCAGGCGCTACAGCGCCAGATCGAAGAACTGCAACGGCGCATCCCTCAGCCCGAGCCGCAGAAGGCCCCGGACTTTTGGGAGCAGCCGGAAACCAGCGTCGATTATCGCGTTCGCGAAGCGGTCAATCCCGTCCAGCAAGTCATCGAACGGCAGCAGGACGAATTTTCTCGCTACGTCGCGGAAACGAAGCACGGCGCTGATGCGGTCAAGGAAGCCTACGCGGACCTCGCAAGGCGGTTTGCAGAAGGCGACCCGACCGCGCCTCTCGACAAGGCGCGGGCTATGTCGTCGGGCCTCAAGATGTACGAGACCCTTGTCGATTTGCATCGCGAACGGCAGATCATCCGGGAAATCGGGACCGATCCTGCGGCCTATCAGGCCAAGATGCAGGAAAAGCTCCTGAACGACCCGGCGTTTCTCGCCAAGGCGATTGAACGCGCGCAGGCGTCCGCGCGTCAGCAACCTTCCGCAGTCACCGCGCCGAAACCGGCGACCATGATTCCGTCCGTCTCGCGCATGGGCGCGGCGGCGGCGCCGGTCGCCTCGTCTCTCCCCGATCTGAGCGACGAAGACCAGTTCGACAAGTGGGCGTCACAGCCCGCGCGTCGAACCGGCTGAATTCTCTCGGGTCGGATTCCACATCAAGGAAACTGACCGATGGCATCGACCACGATCCACTCCAATGCCGAACTCATCAAGTTTGGCCGAGACATTTTCGCGAAGGGCTACATTCGCGAGAACCGCTTTTTCCCGTACACGGGGACCAGCACCAATGCGGTGATCCGCAACATCCGCGACCTCGCCGCCGACGGCAAGGAAATCCGCGTCCCGCTGCTCGACGTGCTGAACGGCACGGGCAAGTCGGCCGGCACGCTGGTCGGCAACGAAGAGGCGCTCGACACCTACGGTTGCCCGATGTGGGCGGACTTCCTGCGCCACGGCGTCACCTGGAAGAAGAACGACGCCAAGGACGCGGCAGTCTCCTTCAAGGGCATCGCCGCCCCCGAACTGTCGCGCTGGTACAAGAAGCGCGTCAAGGAAGAGACGGTTGACGCTCTGGCGTCGATTCCCTCGGGCGCGATCCCGACCGGACGCGGCGGCGATACCGGCAACCGGATCAACGGCATCAAGTGGTCCGATGCGACGGCGGCGCAGAAGAATGCGTGGGTGACGGCCAACTCGGATCGCGTCGTGTTCGGCGCCGCGCTCGGAAACTATTCGACCACGGCGGCGACGGCGCTCGGCAACGTCGATACGACATCCGACCGCGCGTCGTCGGGCATCGTTTCGATGGCCAAGCGCGTCGCGATGGCGACGACCGGCAACAAGATCACGCCCTACGTGATCGAAGAGAACATGCAGGAGCAATACCTGATGTTCGTCGGCTCGCGCGCCATGCGCGATCTGCGCAACGACACGGCGATCAAGGCGTCCCTGACGGAAATGATCGTCAAGTCGAAGAGCGACTTCGCCAGCCCGCTGTTCCGCAACGGCGATATCATGTGGGACAACGTGATTATCACGGAAATCCCCGAGATCGACGAACGCCTCACGCTCACTGGCGTCGGCTATTCGTCGTCCGACGTGGTTCCGTGCTTCCTGTGCGGCACGTCGGCGCTCGCCTACGTCACCGGCCAGATGCCCCGTCCGACTTCGCGCAAGGAAGACGATTACGACTTCCTGACCGGCGTCGGCATCGAAGGTCAGTACGGCATCGGCAAGGTCTACAAGGCCCCGGCCGGAAGCTCTAGCCTCAAGGATTGGGGCATGGTCACGGTGTTCGTCTCGTCCGTCGCGGACGCCTGATGACGCGCGGGGCGGCTGAACAGGCCGCCCCTGGCTCTCCCTCTTTCTCAAGGAAATCGAACAATGGCTGACCGCAACATCTGGACCAGCGCAACGCCGGTCATCGGTCCCGGCAATGCCCGCAAGGGGCATATGATCGGCGGCGTCTTTTCGCTCGTCACTGGCGATCTGGCGCTGAACAAGACCGTTTCTCTTTTCAAGGCCCCGAAGGGCTTCACCGTCACCAATGTCAAGGCGTATGCGACGGACATGGACACCGGCGGTTCCCCGGCCCTCGTGTTCTCCGTGGGTGACGCCGATACGGCTGCGCGCATCATTTCGGTCTCGACTTCGGCGCAGGCCGGCGGCGAACCGACCATCGCGTTGAGCACCATCCTCGGCTACCAGTTCGCGGCGGAAACGGAAATCGTGTTCAAGTGTACGACCGCCGCCGCAACGGCCGCCGCCGGTACGCTGACGATCTTCATGTCCGGCTATTTCGACTGAGGCCGCGCCATGAAGATCATCACCTATATCGCGCCGGACGGCGACGCGCAGTCCGTGACGTGGGGTGGATATGACTTCGTGTCCGGTGTGCCGGTCGAAGTCGAGAATCCCCACATCATCGCCAAGGCGCACGGCAACCCGTGCTTCACGGTTGACGAAGCTGAACCGGCTGCTGAGGCCGCTGCCGGCGAAGCCGAGACGGGCGGTGAGAAGCCGCGCCGTGGCCGTCCGCCGAAGGTTGCGCGGCCTGCCGGCGAAGCCGAGACGGGCGCGTAATGGCCAAGACTGTCCGGCAACTCTACAACAGGGCTCTCGAGCTTCTGAACGTCGCAGCTGCCGGCCAGTCGCCTGCGGCAGAGGATTGGGAGGCGGTTCGCGCCGTCCTGCCACCTCTGCTCGCGGAACTCTACACCGTAGCCGCTCTCAATCTGAGGGTGACGGCGAACAACGAGGAAGCGAGCGATATCCCCGACGAAGTGTTTGGGCCGCTCGCCAATCTCCTTGCCAACGATGCCGGCCCTTCGTTCGGCATTCCCGCCTCCACCGGGCTCGACCGCGAGCTGAAACTGGTCCGGCCGATCCGACAGGTCACGTATGGCGGGCCTCAGTATTTTCCGCAGGATGTGAACTACTTCTGATGGCGCGCGCCGCGATCACGTTTTCCGCAAATTCGTCGCCGGGCGAACGGGCGCAGCTTTCCGGCTCGCGCCTCATCAACGCCATCGTCGAAAAGCTCGGCACCGGCGACATTCTCGTGAAGCGCGCTCCGGGCCTTAAACGCTTCTCCAAGGGCGGCTACTCGCATTGTCGCGGCATGATCGCGGCAAACGATTCCACGATGCTCGTCATGTACGACGACTACGTTGAATCCGTCTCTCTCGGCGGCGAGGGTAACGCGGTTCATGAATTGCGCGGGCTCATGTCCGGGACCGATCTCGTGACGCTGGCGCGAAACAATGCGGCGTCTCCTGATATCGTCGGAGTGTCGCCGTCGCGAGGCGCGTTCGTTCTCAGCGCGACCGGGGCGCCGGCCGAATATCCTGACGCCGATGTGGGGTTTCCGAAAAGCGTCTGCTTCGGAGACGGCTATTTCTTCTTTGCCTACGGGAACGGTGAGTGCAAGGCGTCATGGCTCAATACGACCGCAATCAACGGGCTCGACTTCATCCTGACAAAGCCGCTTGTGCGTGGCGTTTGGTACAATAACCAGCTTCTCCTGTTCGGTGCGTCGCAATGCGACGTGTATCAGAATACAGGAAATGCGGAAGGCTTCCCGCTCTCGCGCGCGACCGTCATTCAGACAGGTCTTGCCGGCGTCAATGCCATTGCCGGATTCCAGGATGCATTCACGTCGTCGCTGATATGGGTCAGTCCGGCAAATATCGTCTACCAGTTGAACGGCTATTCGCCGGTTCGGATTTCGACGCATGACGTAGAGCGAGACCTGCAAAAGCTGGCGGATAAATCGTCGCTGCGCTGTTTCGTCGCTATGAACAATGGCCATGCGTTTTGGGTCATGAAGTCGAACAGCTTTACGTGGGTGTTCGACCTGCTGACCTCGACATGGCAGGAACGCGCGTCCTACGGGTCGAAGAAATGGCGAGCTGAACAGTCCGTCTATGCGTTCGGGGACTGGATTCTTGGCGACGAAGAAAGCGGCAAGCTGTTCCGGCTCGACAACGAGACGTATGGCGAAGACGGGGAAACGCTCGTTTTCGATGTGACCACGTTGCCGGTTGAGAAATTCCCGTCCCGCGAGAACGTTGCGCGAGCAGATTTCGCGATGGTTCCGGGAACAGGCGTCGCGACCGGAGCGGACGATACCGAGATTGACCCGTCCGTGTTCATTTCGTGGTCGGACGATAGCGGCGCGACGTTCGGGCGGCCTGTCGAACGCAAGATCGGAAAGCAGGGCGAATACAAGCATCGGATACTCGTCAATCGCTGCGGGCGCACGCGCGGCTACGGCAGGCAGTGGAATCTCAAGGTCTATGACCCCGTGTTCGCGGGCATCGTCGGCGGCGTGATGCACAGCAGCCTTGAGGCGATGTTCTGATGCCAGTCGCGACGCCCGTCCCCGTGACTTCGCCTCCGCTCCCCCCCGCGCATATTCCGGTCGTCGATCCAAAGACAGGGCTGATGACGGAAGGCTGGTATCGCTATCACGTCGCGATGCAGGACCACGAAAAGAAGCTTCTCAAATTGCTGGCGGAAATCGTCAGCCTGATCCCGTAGAGGACGAAAGCAATGCCGAACGCTGGCGCGCAACAGGCGATGTGGACCACGATGCTTTCGCAGGCGGGAGCGCAGAACTCGCTCAAGATGCTTGGCGAGGGATACGACAAGGCGCGCGGCGATCTGACGGGCGCGGACTATTACAAGCCGGCCTATGACTCGGCGTTCGGTTCGAGCGGATCGATGCCGATGCTCATGAACGGGCTCGGCCTGAACGGGCAGGGCGGCAAGGAAGCGGCGTTCGCGGCGTTCCGGGGGACCAATCCCGGATACGGTTTCGCGATGGATCAGGGCATTCAGGCGCGTGACAGGTCTGCGGCAGCGCGCGGCGCCCTCGGGTCCGGCGCTCATCTGATGGAACTCACGAAATATGGACAGGGCCTCGCGGACCAGAACTATGGCGACTGGCTTTCGCGGCTCGGCGGCATGACGCAACTTGGCATGACGGCGGCGGCGGGCGAACAGGGCCGTCAAGGCACACTCGCCGGGCTCGACTACGGTTTTGGCAAGGATCAGGCCGGCATCAACTGGAATGCGACGCAATCGGCCATCGGCGGGATCGGTAACAGCCTGACCAATGACGCGGCCTCCGGCGCACAGAACCAACAGAACCTGTTTGGAGGCATTCTCGGCGGACTGAAACTCGCGGCCCAGGCTGCACCGATGATGATGGCTTTGTCAGACGCCCGCGCCAAGACGGACATTCGCGAAGTCGGCCGGCTCGACAACGGGCTTCCTGTGTACGCCTTCCGCTACAAGGCCGGCGGGCCGGCTCAGATCGGTCTTATGGCGCAGGACGTAGTGAAGGTGCATCCCGACGCGGTTGGCGTGCGCGACGACGGTCTCCTTGCCGTCGATTATGCGCGTGCGGTTGAATAGGGACGCCTCTCATGGCCGGATACATCCCTGCTGCAAACTATTACGACATGATCGGCGGCATTGGCGACGCACTGACCAGCGGCGTAAAACAATACCAACAGAAGCAGCTTCTGTCCGATCTCGGTAACGACCTCGCACAAGGCAACTATGATTCCGCCGCGCAAAAAGCCTTGCGCGCTGGCGACATGGGAACCGGCCTGAAACTTGTCGAACTCGGCAGGCAGGCCAAGACAGATGCGGCGTTGAAGGGCTATCTCGGCGGCGGGACCATCGCGAGCCTAGGCCAGCCCCCCGCATCAGGCGGCGGCAATGGCGCGGTTGCGCCCGAAAGCCTGCTTCCGCTTTACAAGCAAGCGGAAGCCGCAACCGGCGTCCCCGCCGCCGTTCTCATGGCGCAGCACAGGCAGGAAAGCGCATTTAATCCGAACGCGACTGGCAAGGCAGGGGAAATCGGGCTCGGTCAAATTCTTCCATCGACGGCGCGTGACCCCGGCTATGGGTTGTCCCCGGTAGACCCGGAGGCTTTGCGCGACCCCGCAACGAACATCATGTTCAGCGCCAAATATCTGGCCGCTCGCGCCAAAGCCGCAGGCCAGAAAGACTGGTCTGACCCGACGAAGGGATTGCTTGCATATAACGGCGGCGGCGATCCTGACTATGTTGCGCACGTCTCGCGGTACATGCCGCAGGGCGGCGGCTCGGCGGCTCCTGTTCGAGTAGCGCAGGCGCAGGCCGGCGCGGGTGGAGGCGGCATCCCCGACGTTCCGCTCCCCGTCATTCAACAGATGCTTCAATCGCCGCAGTACAAGGCAATCGGGGAATTTTACCTCAAACGGTATAGTGAGGCGAACCCGGTCACGAAGTCGCGCTCGATTACCGATCCTACGGAGCGGGCGCGCATGGGTATCCCCGATGAGGACAAGCGCGTCTGGCAGGTCGATAGCGCCGGCAAGCTCTCACCGCTATCGGAGCCGGCCGCAGCTACGGAGGCGGCGAAAGCAGGGCAACCCAAGGTTATTGCTCGCGGCGGCGCGATCTGGAAAGACGGCAAGGTCGTTTACGAGAACAAGAACGAGGCCGGGGGCGCGCGGTCTGCCATCGGCATGTTCATGCGCAAATTCATTGACGAGAACCCAGGCGCAGGTTCCGAGGAAATCTCGCGCGCTGTTCAGAAATTTCAGTCTCAGCAGGGCGCTCTGACCAAGTTCACGAGCGGCAAGCAGGGTGACACTATTCGTTCGTTCAATGTCCTGGTGCATCACCTTGGGACGTTCGGAGAAGTCGCGGATGCTCTTGGTAACGGCGACCTGAAAGCTGTGAATCGCCTGTCGCAGCGTTATGCAGAAGAGACCGGCAAGCCTGCGCCGACCGACTTCGATGCGGTCAAGTCGCTGGTAGGCGATGAAATCGTGAAGGCGGTTGTCGGCGGCGCGGGCGCATTGGGCGACCGTGAAGAGGTCAAGCACGCCCTTGATCGCGCCAATAGCCCCGCGCAGCTTCGCAGCGTCATCAACAGGTACCGTCAGCTTGCGGGGGGGCAGTTGGAGGGCCTCAGATTCCAATACAAGCGGGCGACTGGACTGGACGATTTCGAAGAAAGCCTGATGCCGTCAACGCGCGGGTTTCTCGATACGGGGGGCGATGCGCACGGGAAGCCTGCGGCCGGCGTCGGCGTCAGGTCCGCTCCCGCCAAGGCCGGCACCACGTCATCCGGTATCAAGTGGAGCGTCGAATAATGCCGCGCCTGACTATCGACGGGCAAACCGTCAACGTCGGCGATGACTTTTTGAAACTGCCGCCTGACCAGCAGAACGCGGCGGTAGAGGAGATCGCCAAGAGCTTGCCGGCAAAGCGATCCGGGACGATTGCAGAGACGGTTGACGCCGCTGTGCGCGGCGCGGCGAACGCGCTCACGTTCGGCTTTGCGGATCGTCTCGCGGCCGGGGCCGGTGCGGCTACGGGCATCGGCGGCACGCCGGGCGATTACGAGGGCAATCTTGCAAAGCAGCGCGCTATCGATGCGGCGAACCTAAAAGAGCATCCCGTCGCCACGATAGGCGGTGAGGTCGCGGGTTCTCTGGCGTTGCCTGTAGGCGCCGCTGCACGGGCGCCGACGCTCGCGGGCAGGATGGCGGCGGGGGCAGGGCTCGGAGCCGCCCAAGGCGCTGCCTACGGCATTGGCTCAAGCCCCGATCTGACAAACGTCCCCGAGGTCGCCAAGAACGCTGTTACAGGCGCAGGGACGGGCCTACTGGTCGGCGGCGTCGCCCCGCCTATCGTCGAGGGCGCGGGGCGCGCCCTCGCGGCCGGTCTGCAAAAGACGGGCATCCCTGCCGCTATCAATGGACTTCGGAATCCCGAGGGGACCGCCGCCCGGATCGTCGGGGACGCGATGGAGCGGGACGCTGCGGCCGGGTCGGCTGGCATCGGCCAGTACGAGCGACGTTATGCGGTCAATCAGGGTATGCCCGTAGTCAATGCAGACTTGGGCGGCGACGCTACCAAACGGCTTGCCCGCACGGCGGCGAATATGTCGCCCGAAGCGCAAACCGCGCTGAACAAGGTGATCGATCCGCGCTTTGAGGGCCAGTCCACCCGCATTGCAGACATGCTGTCCGATCTCGGCGGCGGGAACTCGGTACAGACGCTCGACAGGCTTCAGGAATCGGCCCGCAAGGCGAAGGCCCCGCTGTATCGTGCGGCCTACGCGGAAGGCGACCGTCCTATCTGGTCCCTCGAGTTGGAGCGCCTTGCCGGCAGTCCCGAGGTTCTTGACGCGATGAAGGCCGCCGTCAAGACGGGCAAGAGCCGCGCCATCGTTGACGGCCACGGGGCGTTCAACCCCGGCGTTCGCATCACTGAGGACGGGCAGATCACGTTTTTCCAAGGTAAGAACGGCGTCCCTGCTTATCCGAACCTGCAATATTGGGATTACGTCAAGCGTGAGTTGGACGGGGCGGCGGGGCGTGCGATCCGGGCCGGATCGAACGAGGAAGGCGCCCGCCTGACCTCTCAGGCAAGAATGCTACGGAACGCCCTTGACGAGCAAGTCCCGTCCTATGCGAAGGCGCGCGGGACTGCGGCCGCGGCGTTCGACGCCGAGAATGCGCTTGAGGCTGGCCAGAAATTCGTATCGGCGCGCGGGAAAAATCAGGAATACGCCAAGGTCATTTCGGAAATGACCGAGCCGGAACGCAAGCTGTTCACGCACGGCTTCTTGTCCGACCTTGAAAACAAGGTCCGCGAAGCGCCGGACCGACACAACGTCATCAAGCAGATTTTCGGAAGCCCGGCAGCGCGGCAGCGGATGGAAATGGCCCTCGGGCAAGACAAGGTTGCGCGCGTCCATGTCGCCCTTCACGCCGAGAGCATCATGGATCAGCTTCGCACGGTCGTTCAGGGCGGCCCGACCACGGCACGGCAACTGGCCGATATCGCCGCCATGCCGCTCCTGGTCGGCGGTACGACGCTGTTGGGTTCAGGCGACGTGATGAAGGCCGGCGAGGCGGCGACGCTCACCGGCGCCGTTCAGATGCTCGCCAAGAAGGGCTCTTCCAAGATCAACGCCAATGTCATGACGCATGTGGGCGAACTTCTGGCGTCGAACGACCCGACACAGATTTCGCGAGCGATTTCGACGATCAAGGCCAGCAAGCCGCTACAGGAAGCCCTCAGTCCGTTCGCCCCGTCGCTTGCTCAAGCGATGCTCGCCAGCGACGCCGACAAGCGAAAATCCTACTACAATCAGCAGGCCCGATAATGGCGACCTCCGCAATCTTCGACCCCCGCCCGACCCCGTATTTCGACCAGAACGGCGAACTGGCGGTCGGCGCGAAGGCGTACTTTTACGAAGCAAACACAAGCACGCCGCTCGCCGTTTACACGGACCAGGACTTGGTTACGCCGCACGAATGGCCCGTCGTCGCCGGATCAAGCGGCACCTTCGCTCCGATCTATCTGCCGTTCACGGATTACCGTTTCGTCGTCAAGGACAAGTACGGCGTGACGTTGTTCGACGTGCCGATTGTGCCGAACGAGGCGCCCGCGTCGGCCGGTGGCGGGACAACGGTTTCGGCAACCGAGAAATATCAGACTGGCGATATCGTTTTCCGCTGGCAGTCCGGCCCGCGCCTTGGTTTCGTCCGCGCCAATGGGCGCACCATCGGGTCCGCCTCGTCTGGCGCGACAGAATATGCCGGCGATACGGCATCGGACCTGTTCACCTTCCTCTATGAGGGACTGGCGGATTCTGTCGCGACCGTCTCCGGTGGGCGCGGCGCCAGTGCGGCGGCGGATTGGGCGGCAAACAAGACGATTGTCGTACCTTCCATGCGCGGGCGCGCGCCGGTCGGCCTTGACGACATGGGCGGCGATCCTGCGCAGAATATCCAGATCAAGACGACCGGCGTAGTGACGAATGGCTCGGCGTCCGTCACAGTGGCAGATGCAACCGGGCTCGCGCGCGGCATGAATTGCGTGATCGACGGTAATTCCGCCGGCACGATCTCCGCAATTTCCGGTCTCACCGTCACGCTTTCCGGGGCCTACGGCGGGTCAACGAACGCGGCGGCAGAGTTTCGGGCGTCGTTCTTTTCCGACGCGCAGACGCCGGGCGCGGCCGGCGGCGCGCAGACTATTTCGCAAACGACGGCCGAGCTAGCCGCGCACGATCATGCCGTGACCGACACGCATACCCACGGTTTCAAGACCGTGAACGCGGGTGCGGCCGGCGGTTCAGGGTGGCAATATCCGTGGTTCACGGGAGCGGCAGGCGGCCAGTCGCCTGCGACCAACACGGAAGCGGTGCAGATTTCGTCGGCCGGAAGCATTCTCATTAACAGCAAGGGCTCTGGTCTTCCGACGCAGATCATTCAGCCCGGCCGCCTCGGCACCTGGTACGTGAAGCTCTGACCATGATCGAATATTTCCCGCGCCAGTCCAACGCAGCAAATTGGGCCTTCACGGATCAGCTTTGCGGCGAAGACGGCGGGCCGCTGTGGACCGATATTCCGGGCGATCTTGTCGTGACCTACACGCTTGTCGACCGCCTTGGCGCGAGCGCGCTCGAGGTCGGTTCCGACGATGGAACCGGGCAGGTTCGCCTTGAGGCCAACGGCATGATGTTCCTGAACGTGACGCCGGAAAATCTCGGGACCGCGAGCGCCGGTCTCTATGACGTGCGCGAAAAGATCGTCGTGGACGGGTTCACGAATGAACGGGTCTGCGGACGCCTTCCGATTTACGAGGGGACGAAATGACCATCACGCGGCCCGGTTTCAAGCGGACGGCAGGCGTCCAATACCCCGCCCGCGTCAATGGCGTTTCTCCGATTTCGGCAGAGACGGCGGGCGGCGTCATCACCATATCTCTCGATACGCCAACTGTGGCAGAGGCGATTCTTGGCGGGACGTGTTGGGTCTGGCAGTTGAAGATGGCGCTTCAATCTAGCGGCGATCTGCACGCGGTTGACGCCGCCGTTCCCGCCGACGTGACGGACCAGATCAATATCATCTGGACGAACGGCTGGCGCACGGAACAGGGCGACCTTCTGTCCGCATTTGTGAAAACTACGCTCGGCAAGACCGACCCTCAGATGACGACGCTCTACGCGCTCGCCGCTGAAATGACCTACTGAACCAAGGGAAAATCCGATGCGCTTCATGAAGTGGCTCGCGCCGCTCGCGCTGGCGGCTGGTCTTGTGTCCGGCTCTCATGCGCAGACGTACACCAAGGCCAACATCGGCCTCAACAAGGCGTCGTCGCCCTATACAATCGCTGTCGATATCGGTGGGACAGCGACGAACTTTCAGGCCATCGGCACCATTACGGCGGCGGGCGTGTTCGTGCCGAGCCATCTGCCGACATTCTCGTGCGCATCGCATACATGGCTGTCGGCGTCTACCTCGCTTGGCGCGGCGACATGTACACAGCCGGCCGTGGCGGACCTGTCCGATACCAAGACGGGTTCCGGCAATCTCGTGCTGGCGACAAGCCCGACGCTCACCGGGGCGACGCTCACGGGCGGGTCGCTGAACAACGCCCCGGTTGGCCAGTCTACGCCGGCCGCAGGCGCGTTCACGACGTTTTCGGCCACGTCCGGCACGTTCAGCACGCCGCTGCCAGTCGCTTCCGGCGGCACCGGCTCCGCAAGCCCGACACTCACCGGCGGCAGCGGAATTACCGTGTCCGGCTCATGGCCCGGCCAGACGATCACCTATTCTGGCGCCGGCGGATGGACGCTCATCAACACACTGACGGCGACGGCGGGCGTCACGACATCTCTGACCGATACGACATCCCTGACCGGGACGTATTCGGAATACGAAATCGTCCTTGAGAATTTCCAAGGCACGACGACGACCGCGTATTGCATCATGCAGGTCTATTCGAGCTCGGCCTATCAGACGGCTTCGTACATCTCGAATTACAACGGAACCGGCGTCACGACCGGAACACCTGCACCGACCGGCGGCCTGCTCTGCGGCAACACGGCGACCGTGACGATGGTCTCGCCTTACGGGCGGTCCAGGATCGCCATCGTCAACCCGAGCGTGGCCGGGCTGCGCTCCGTCCGCATGTACGACGGCATGGTGGCTGCGGTGACCGGAACTGTGAACGAATACGGCTCCGGGTGGTGGAACGGCGGAACTACCGCAATCACCGGATTTCGCATCTTCCCTGCGACCTCCCTGACGACGCCAACGCCGTCGATCACGTTTGGACAGGCAACCGTCGTCAAGATTTACGGGAGGAACTGACGATGGCCACTCCAACCCGCATGTCCGACGCCGCGCGTCGTCAGGTGCTTGAACCATCCGAAGGGCTGCGTCTGATCGCCTACCGCGATTGTGTCGGCGTCCTCACCATCGGCTACGGCCATACCAGCATGGCAGGCGCTCCGGTTGTGCGGGAGGGAATGAAGATCACGGCGGCGCAGGCCGACGAAATCCTCTCGCGCGATCTCGGCAAATTCGAGCGCGGTGTTGTGGCGCTGCTGGCGACGGCGAAGGCGCCCGTGACGCAACACGAGTTCGACGCGCTTGTGGACCTCGCCTTCAACATCGGGCTCGGCGCGCTGAAATCGTCGTCCCTGCTGCGCTGCTATCTGGCCGGCGACAAGGCGGCGGCTGCGCGGAAATTCATGGATTGGAACAAGGCCGGCGGCAAGGTGGTAGCGGGGCTCACGGCGCGGCGCAGGCGAGAGGCTGCGTGGTTCATGGACGGCGGCCTTGCCCGCACCACGGTCGCGCTGATGGCGCCTGAAATGGCCGCGCCTGCGCGCGTGGTCGATCACCCCGACAATTTCGCGGCGCGCTGGCTCAACGAGCGGCGCACGCCCGACCTCCCGGTGCTGTGATGCGCGAATCCATCGCCTCAACCCTGATCTGGGGCTTCATCGCGTGCGGCGTCGGCATTGCAATCGCGATTGTGCTTTCGGGCTGCGCAAAATGCCCTCCGGGGCATTGGACTTGCGGGTTCAACTAGTGCCGCGCGCTCTTGCCGATTGCGTAGCCTTCGTCTGACATCTCGATATCGACGCCGAGCCCAGACAGCCGCGTTGTAAGGTCGCGCTCGACGGCCTTTATCAAGTCGGCGCGGTCGTAGTCGAAGGCTTTCCAACCGCTCTTAGTCTTCGCATAGAAAACGTCGCCTGCGGCGTCGCCCGCACCGTACACGAGAATCTCTGAGCATTTTGGGTCAACTCGCGTGCAGAACGAGATTGCGCCGCTCATGTTGGTGCAATTATCAAAGGCGACGAAGAATGTCGCGGACCTCGTTCCGAAGTCATACGTGAAGCCAAGCACGTCGCACATGAGTTCGCTGCTGTACGCCATTGTCCACCCCTGTTTGCGATGCACAAGTATAACAAAATGCAGGGGAAATAGCTATCGCGGGCAACGTCGGTCCGGTCGCCCGCGATCCTCCTCAACAGGGCCGACACATGAGGAGAACTGACAAATGCAGACCATCTTGAATGATGTCGTCTTCTATGGACCGATCATCATCACTGCGGCGGCTGGCGCTGCTGCGGCGCTGCCGCAGGGTCAGCCCGGATCGCTGTGGGCGAAAATCCGAGGCGTGGTCGATTTCCTCGCCATGAACTTCGGCAACGCCAAGAACGCCGCGAAGTGATCTGGCAATCCGTCGTCGCGCTCATCAAGCTGGTCGCTGCGGCGCTCGGGCTCTATCGACAGGAGTCCGAACTTGCCGCCGGTCGAGCCGAACAGCGCGACGACGACCGCAGGGCGATGGACGAAGGCAAGAGGCAGGGCGAACAGGCCAAGCGTGACGCCGACGCGCGCCACGCCGCCAATCCGACCGACGACGCTTTCGATCCCGATTTCTGGCGCAAGGAATAACACGATGCACATGACGTGTTTCGGTTTCCTGATTTTTTTTACATGTTCTGCCCCGGAAGGGCTCGCGGATCAGGCGCGGTTTTGCGACGTTGCGGAACCGATCATGTTGAGCCGATCCGATACAAGGCTCACGAAAGAGCAGGCCGACAGGCTCAATCGCGCCGGGAAACGTCTTTGCGGTTGGGGGAAGAATGGCTGACGATCCCCACTCCGCAGCGCGCGGCCTCTATTCGTGGCTGTCAGGACCGGCAGGGCAGCTTGCACTGGCCGGAGCGGCTGGCGGCGTCGTGCGATCGATCACATTGCGCGAGCGGCCTGCGGAGGGCGTCGGCTCGCTGATCGTCGGGATCGCCTGTTCGATCTACGTCTCTCCGCTGGCGCTGATCGTGTTCGACCCGTTGCTTGGGCGCATCATCACCAAGCCCGGCGCGCTCGACACCTTCGCTGGCTTCGTGACTGGCGTCGCCGGCATGGCGGTTGTCGGATTCATCCTGGACGTGTGGCGAGCCCGACGCGCGCAGATCGGCAAAGGTGGCGCATGAAGGCGGCGTTCGGATACGCCGGGCGCCGGCTTGTAGTGCCTCTAGGCATCGGCGCAGCAATTGCAGCGGTGTGGCTGGTGGTGATCTGGTTGCGGTGTTGATCCGCTACCCCGCCCTGATGGTGGCTGCGATGGCCTCGGCGGTGCGTTGTTGCAATAGGGATTCCGTGGCGAACTGCGGCATGCCGCCTTTCCTGTAGTGCGCACACAGCGACCGCATATTCTCGGCCACAGCATCCGCCACCTTCGCACATTCCTCACGGACTTCGGCAGCTACGGCCTCCCGCATGGCCTTCTGGCCGGCGAGATAGGCGGCACGGGCGTCCCGGCCGTGGACCCTTACGGCCTCGGGGCATTTTCCGTTGCGCGTCGTAGTGGCGGAATAGCTCAGGCATATGGCTGCGCATTGTGCCGTCCCATTGCACTTGCACATCGCCCTCGCCATTGCCTCGATCACTGCGTCAGTCATTGGAGGCTCCCAGATCAGTTGAGCAGATCAAGGCCGAGAAGCTTGCGCATTTCCGGCGTTAGATGCTTGGCTGCTTCTTGGCCAGACGCGCTTCTAGCCCATTCGTCGCTTTCTTCCTTAGTAGCGTCAAACTCGCCATTGGCGACGCGCGAAGCGAACTGCGTGAAGCCCGCAGCCATCAACTCGTTATAAAGCTGCGTGACCGGGCAAACATATGTATCCGCATAATCATCAAACTCCCCGGTCTCCGCACGCGTCGCAAACGCCTCGTATTTCGCTGCGTTGTGAGGCGAGGCTACAGCGGCGATCTTGCGAAGCTCTACCGCGAGCTTGTCCCTCGTGCGCATATCACTCCCCTCCCTTGGCAGGAGGGGGAGGGAGAGGCATGTAGAACTCCGGTTCGCCGTGATGCACGTGGATCGCTTCGGCGCAGTAGTCGCCGGGGTCCTCGCCGGCCCACCACCAACCAACTTCTGACGATGCGGAAGCCGTTTCGTCAGCACGGTAGTACGCCTCGCCAACAATCCATTCTCCGTCGCCACCTTTGCGAACGGCGACAATCGCCCGCTCGCCATCAGCAACGGCCTCGGGGATGCTGCGCCAGCCCGTCTCGGCTTGTGCCGAGAGAACAGATTGCGCGAGATCGAGAAGCGCGGGGAGCACCTCGCGCGCGAGGTCGTTGAGGTCGGAGATCGTGCCTATCCAGTGCGCGTGATTGCTCATGCGCTTGTCGTCCTCGTAGGCGTTGCGAGCGTCCTGCTCGCGACGAATGATGCGGCGAGCTGATGCGATCTTCTCCGGCGCAATCGCCGGGGTGGTGGGGTCTATCCTTGGGATCACAGCAATTCTCCCTGCACGGATTTCTTCGACGGTTCGACCTTCGGCTCCCAGGCATCCCTGTCGGCCTTGATCTGCTCCCAGTTGACGGGGTGCTGCGCCTTGAAGTCGGGCATGTACGGCCCCGCGACCCACCCGCCGCCATCATCGGCCTTGCGCAGCCAGCCGGACGGGCTTTGCAGCCACCGCGACGCCGACAGGTTCAGATGCGCGAAATCGGCGCGCGTCACCGGGCGCTCCTCCAGCAGGATCGCGAGCTTGATGGCGGCTACCTTCCATAGCGTCAGGCTGACAGGAGCCGAGGCGCCGGCGACGACATCTGGCACATATCCCGGCAACGTGCAGCGCCGTAGAGGCGCCCACTCGAACCACTCCCGCGGAGGCTGCCACGAATTGATCTCGGGCAGGCCGGGCTCGAAGAAATTCAAGTGCGCGTCCTCGCCATAGCACCGGATCACGGTGATGCCGAGCGCGGTGCAGATCGTGCCGAGGCCGTTGTCGATCATTCCTCCTGGAACGAGAACGGCCCGGCAATCGGGACCTTCAGTGACTGGCGTCCAGAGATAATCGGGGAGTGCCTGGCAGACGACATGAGCGTTGAGCCGCAGCTTCGCCTCGACGCCGATCTGGAAACCGTCGGCGTCGCGCACCAACAGGATGTCGAAGCCCGCCGTCTCGGAGTAAGCGGTCCATTTCTCGGTTTCACGCTCGTGCCGACGCGGCTTGTTCAGCGCCGCGATGAATGCGGCGCAGAGATCGGATTCCTTCGTGAATTTCACGGCCGTCACGGCTCCTCCTTGATTGAGTCGATGTTCGCGTGGATCACGCGGAAACTGATCGCGGCCACCCACGGATTTGCGGCCCATGCGTCGGGGCCGTGGATTTCCTTCCAAAGAGCCGAAAATGCGCGCTGCGGCCATTGCAACCG